CCCTGTATTCTGTTTTTATCTGCTCTGCGTAGCTTGTGGCCCTGTCGTACTAATGTTTCTCCGACTGTAGGGCCTGTTGTACCTGTTCTAGACCAAGCTGCTGTATCTAAAACACCTTGTACAGAAAAAGGATCTTGTACCTCTAATTCTGTAATTTTATAACCTAAATCTTCGCCTGTTAAACCTTTTTGATATAACTCCCTGTACACAATTAATGTACCATCACTAGGATCTATCGTAGCCCATATACAGGCTGACTCACTGGCATAGCCATAGTCAATACCTTTAACTCTTTCCCAATGTATAGGAATTTGAAAAGGTGGTATTACATGTTCTTCTAAACTAAATTCGGTAAAAGCTGCCCCCTCGTTTACGTCCCAATTACCTTCTAATAGCTGCTTACGTTGCGTCGGGGGCAAAGCTTTAAGCATTTGCTCGTATCTTCCATCCGTTGCTAAGAATGGATTATCTTCTAGACGAGCCGGTATAAACTTTCTTGTTAAACCATCAGTACCTATAAAAGTAGTGTCAGGTTCTGAAGGTTCTATATATCTTTTTTTAACCCAATGAGCACCTACACCACCGGGGTTAGCAGTACAACGCATATAAGGCGTTATTTCGCTATCTGTTGTTCTTAGTCGTGAAGCTAAGTAATTCCAAGAAAACTCTGTGGGTAGGTGAGTAATTTCGTCAAAACCTATCCAGCTATATGCTTGACCTTGATAACGGTATACATCTGCATCACGTTCAAGGAAACCAAACTCTATCTTAGCCCCGCTTGGAAAATTCCAAAGCTTTTCTACTTCCCGATACTTACAACCCGGAAATGCTTTTGGATATAATTCCCTTGACTTATCTATCAGCTCTCGTAGCTCAGGCATAGATCTTCTAATAATTAAAGCTCTATGAGCTGCTCTGTGAGCGTATCTTAAAGGATCTACAAGCATGGCATAAGACTTACCACCACCTGCTGCTCCACCGTATAGCACATCAAGTTCTGAAGCTGCTAAGAAGTCTTCTTGAGGCCCTTCATTAGCCTTAAAAACAATATTGTCTTTGTTTTCTTCTAAATGTTTTTTAACATTATCAGGTAGTATTTCTAGTTCTGTATCTTCTACTACTTGATTATTGCTTAAAGAATCTAACTTTTTAAATACTTGTTCTTTTTTAGAAAGTACTTTTTTATTATTATTTAACTTTTTACTTAAAGAATTTATTTTATCTTTAGTTTTTTTAACAGATCTTCTAGCAGCTATTTTAGCTTTTTGCTCTGAATGGTAGTTATATCCTTTAGATTTAACACCAACCTTACGACCTGCTTTTTTCTTAGGAGTACCATCTACTTTTAATACAAAAGAACCATCTTCGTTCTTTAGGTAATTATCAGGATGGATTTCCCAGTCTTTCGTCTCGTCTACCATAAAGTTTATCTATATGTTTTTGTAGTCCTCTAGCTGAAAGGTAGCGCCCTGTTTTATGCTCTAACCATTCAGAAGCCATTCTTAAACTTAATTCTTCATTAGCAACCATTTTAGAAATAAACTCTAATGATTCTAATTGTGAATCTACAGGAGCTAACCAACCACTAATATCAGAAGATACATAACCAAAAGGTATTGTAGATGTAACACGTTTAATATAGTTATCAGGTATATTAACTGTGTTCATATTCTCCCTCTAGTACAATATTTTCTTTTTTAGGTAGTATAAATAAACCTCCAGACACATTATGGTCTACACTGACTTTATCAGTTTTTGTAACACCTACTCTATCTAAAATAGTTTGAGCGGCTTGCAGTTTAGAGCTTACCTGTGGAAACGGACGATCACTCTGCATAATTTCTACTAGCTTAAAAGCAGCTTTTGGAGCATTATGAGCTAACAGGTTTTCAGCCAAATCCACTAATTCTTGTTTTAAACTTTGAATAACTTGGTAGTGATTGCCTTTATATCCTGCTAATTCTGCAGATTTTTTAAGATCACCTCCCGTTTCTACAACATTATCAAGAAATAATTGTTGTTTTTCAGTAAGTTCTTTTGTTTTTTTCTTTTCAATAGAATAATTCATGACTCGTATTATAGAGTTGAATCAAAGGTTTGTCAAGCTTTTTATACTTTTTAGTTATAAATACTTGACAAAAGCTGATTTCAACTGTATACTGGCGTAATCAATGACCCCCCCGCTGCATAGTATATATAGGTAACACCCTTTATAGCTATAAAACCCTCCTGATTGTATAGCCTGCAAAGTTGTTAAGTAAAGACTTTATAGCCCCGCTAAGCTGGTACACATACTAAACCTGTTAGAAATGTATAGGATTGCTATATATACTACGGTAGGGGGTATGGCATCCTGCCCGGGCTAGGTAGCCCACAGAATTAGGTAGTCTAGACAGTCTTTATAGAACTATATCGTATTATTTTGTAAGCCTTACTAGTTTACAAAGCCTTCCAAGACTGTAAAGCGTATGTATTATTAGGATATTACTAGACTAAAAAACTTAACAGTCTCAATAGCTTAGTATTTAAATAATCCTGTCTGTGTTTGTATCATTTCCCATATGAAACTCCTCACGTTATTTAACCTCAACAAGCTAAGAATTTTACAACCTTGCTTTCTTGCAAGCTTGAAAAATCCTTTTAACGCTTGTTAATCTTAAATAACTAAAGACTTAAGGAGTCTCAGATGGAAAATAATACGTCTAGTGTTTCTAATATTCGTAGAGCAACAGAGTCACAGTGTAAAGCTATAGCAGCTAGGTTTTCATGTTTACCTGAGTTTGAGCCAGTGTTCAAGGAGGACTTTGATCTTATGAAGCAGAATGATCCTAGCATCTCTAGCAACTATGAAGCTTACAAGTTGCTGTTAGACTTTATGGTTTCATGGTCTAAGGCTGAGAACGAAGAAGCAGCTCTGAACAATGGAATAGTTCAAGAGTTTCTAGGTTCTGAAAAGAGAGAGTTAGTTCTTTTAGACGATGTTGTTCCCGGTCTTCATCAGTATTTAATGCAACAAGCTGAAGAGAAGAACATAGATATGAGCGCAGCGGCTTACAAGAAACAGACTAAGTACAGCACTCAGGCTAGTCCAAGACCAGCATCTGAAGTTCTTCAAAGCTTCTTAGCTACACTGACAGCTTAATTCCCCGACAGACCTGAGCATGTCTATAAACTGCTCGCTCTTAAAAAACATCCAGCTAGAAATACTATTGTAGGAGATTACATGTTTGATTCTATAGACGATCAGAAAGATCATTGTAGTATTATAAAGAATATAGAAGATAAAATAACAGCGTTGACTAAAGCTCAGCATTGTATATCTTCTTTAGAAACTATTAGTCCTAATTGTATAGAAAGTAAATACAAAGGGATGTTATCAGAGTTGATCTTAGATTTATATGATCATAAGAATCAGCCTTTTATTTAGCCGAGGAAATAGACCTGAACATGTCGTTAAACTGTTCAGTTTTTTAAAACCAAAGTCTAGAAATACTATTGAGGGATCTAAATTTTTAAACCCCTCAACCCTTACGGGCTTTAAAAATTTAATTAAAAAAGGAAGTAATATGCTATCTATCAATCAAGCAGAGAAACAAAAGCTTACTAATGATCTTAATTTTATTCTGTATTTTTTACAGGAGTCTACAAAAAGATATGATTTAGGTGAGTATAAAAAAGCTAGGCTTGCTAAAATCAATATGATGAAAGGTATTGTACAGTTAAAAAAAGATTACAATATTGAATTGCATATGACAGAATCATGTGCAAAAGAGTTAGTTAAACTTCAGAAGTGGAGAAGCTAATGTATTATGCTTGTAGAAGTAATTCAGCAAGTGGTATTTATGTAATGAGTAAAACTATACAGGGTTTTGAAAATAAATTCTCTGAAGGTGTAGAGATTATTATTTACATGGCGAATCCAAACACTGTTGAGTATGGTATGTATTATGTAATCAAAGAAGGTAAAGTAAAGCGTAAGAAACCTCAAACTTTACATGATATTGGAATGCAAAGGAAGTTAGGCTTATGAGAAAATATCCGTTCTATGGTAATCATAGTAGTGTTATGGAGTTTAAAGTAGGTAAAGTAAAAGGATCATGTGTAGTTCATTACAGACCTCCACAATATGAACCACCTAATATGATTTGTTATCCTGAAGAGGTAGAGTTTACTCATGTTGATGTCAACGGTAAATACATACCTTTTGAAAATATTAATGATGTCTTAAATAATATAATGTTAAAGACATTTGAAAAAGTTAGACATGAAGATCACTATTTGTGATACTTGACTATCACTCAAAAATATGCTAAACTATTTTTATAGTTTAAAAGTTAAGTGTGCTTGAGTCGCTAAATTGCTACTAACTGCTAAGGCTCAAGTACATTTATTGTTAGTACTATCATCAACTTACGGAGATAATGTTATGGGTTCCCTTAAACAAACACTGATTGAGTTAGAAAGCTACGAAGATATTCCTTCAAGTTCTTTTGTACAAGAAGAGTTTACTACATTTAAAAAGTTAGTAAGTAAACTTAATGTAGAAATTAATCATTTAAGTGTAAGTTCTTATTCAGGTAAACTTACTAAAGCTTACTTAAATCATTTAGATGAAAGATTAAGATATTGCAGCTCTGAATCAGAAAGAATATATTTTAATGGTTTAATAACTAGTCTTGTAGCTAGTTATGCTCTCGGTAAAAAATTAAAAAAGCAAAAAGAATTAGAAAATAATCTTATTAAATTAGAATTAGATACTGAAGAGGAGGACTTATAATTTATGTCGTCTAACTTAACTAAACAGTATATGAGCTATGAACAAAAGATCACCTTTCTTAGAAATAAGTTAAGAGATCATTCCAATCCTTATGATAAAGGTTGGAAGAAAGTAAGCAGTCTGCTAGGTTTATCTGGTGGATCAAAGCTAAAGAAGCGGTTAGTTTTAAATCTTTATAAAAAAGAATGGGACTTAGCTGCTGATGCACTGATTAGCCATGTTAATTATCAAGAACAACTTGATAAGTTTAGTTATGTTATTAAGTAACTCGTGTTTAAAACCCCTCGTTCCTGTGGGGTTTTACTCACTCAATTAAACTTTAAAGGAAAAGAAACATGAATGTTATTACTACATTTACAAGTCGTTCAGATAAACGCCGACAAATTCTAGAAGATTTAGGCCCGTTACCTAGCAGTGTTACTTTCGGTACTTATACAAGACCATTATGGTTTGAAGAAATTAATCCTATTAATCCAGAATGGAATATTATGGTTGAGTACGACAAGCGTGTGTTGCTCATGAACGATCAAACACATAAGCCGTTATCTATTGTAGGTAAAAACTATCGTAATACTTCTTCACATGCTGATCAGTTTGGTTACATGGAAGATATGATTATTAACTCTTCGTTAAATTTAGAAGGTCTTACACGCGAGGTAAGCGTATCTCATGAAGGTGGTAGAGCTTATGCTAGATATCGCTTTCCAGAGCATACAGTGCAGACTGGTGAGGGTGATGAGACTGTTATGGAGTTAGTAGGTAGAAATAGCTTTGACGGTTCTTGGCCTTCTATCTTTGAGCTTGGTGCTTGGCGTATGATTTGTACTAACTTACAAGTTATTGGTACTGTAACTGCAGTAGCAAAGCGTAGACATACTAAGCATTCAAACATTGAAGGTGCAGTTGTTGAGCTTGGTAATTGTTTAGAAGCTTTCCAAAAAGAAGGTGAGCTTTGGAATAGTTACAGACATATACCTGTATCAGACCAACAAGCTTTTGAAGTTCTTGCTACACTATCTGAAAATAAACATGCTATTCAAAGTATTGATTCAATTAATAATGGTACTGGATCTATTCTTGAAGCACTTGATAAAGCTACTAAGACTAAGAACGGACATGAGCGTAAGACTAGTTCGTTAAATACTCTTTGGAGTCTTTACAAAAATGATTACAAACCTTCCCTTGGCAACAATCTGTTAGCCTTGTATAATACAATGACTGACTGGAGCACTCATCATCAGACCACTCGTTCTAAAAGTCCTCACACTGTTTCTTCTTTGCAAGTACAAGCAGGAGAAAAAGTTAGAAAGGTTTTGCAGAGCAAGTCTATCTTTAGAATCGCAGCTTAGATTCTCCGTTGTACCTGAACATGTGCTTAAACTGTTCACCCTTATAACTAAATAATCTAAGAGACTAGCTTGACAAGTCTTGTTAGCCTCTATAGTATTGTCAAACCAACTAACGCAAAGGAGAAAAAAATGGCAGTAATTGAAGGAACAGCTTATTGGGCCTCAGTAACTACCCCTAACACTAAGTTTGATCCTGTGTATACAATCAACTTAGTTATTGATGAAGAAGTTGCACAAGATTTTGCAGCTCAAGGTTATAAAGTTAAGCAGCTAGAAGCTGGCTCATCTATTGTTATTAAGCGTAAAGCTATGAACAAAGATGGTAAAAAGCAAGCGGTTCCTAAGTTGGTTAATCATGACCGTGAGCCTGTAGATACTCTTGTTGGAAATGGTTCGCGTGTTCGTGTCCAATATAATCCATGGGAAGCAACAAATAAGTATGGTACTTTTAAAGGTTTAGATCTGCAAGCTGTTCAGATTTTAGATCTTGTGCCTTATGGAGGGAGGTCTTCAGATGGTGAAGAGCTTGGAATTAAAGAAGCTTTAGAGGATGAATTTTAACATGGCTAATTATACTTTTAAAACTGATGACGGTTTGTATGATGTAGAGAAGCTGAACGATACTGCAAAGAATGCGTTCAACTACTTAGCAGAAATTCAAACCGAAGTTCAAAACTTAAGTAAGCGTATTGATGTATTACAAGCAGCAGCTAATACATATAAAGCTGCTATGTTAGATAACTTAGATGAAGCAGCTTTAATCTCTGATGAGGAGGCAGAAGAAGTATCAGAGTAATATAGACGGACGTTCGGAGTGTGTCCCTTTTAACCGGGGGACACCTCCAAACTTTTTTTTTGCTAAGGAGAAAGCAGAGTGAAAGCAATCGTTCATGTTAATCAACATCATATTAAATATAATAGAAAGCAAGACCCACGTAATAATCCTACTTATAAACCTGTACTCACTATCAAAATGGGTGGTAAAACATACTACGCAGATGAAGTAAAGTTTACAGGAGACTCTAAAATTATTTATTCTCGGGACTGTCCTTTATCGTGTGGTGCCGAGGTATATCTTCAGTGTGATTCTAAAGATTTAAAACTTATTAATCCTGTTACATACAAGGAGATAGTAAGTGACTTTCGTTAAAAAATATGTACCTTGTAATTTGTGTGATAGTTCAAATGCTGCATCTATAAACGAAGATGGATCAGCTTTTTGTTTTAGCTGTGGAGGTTATATGAGAAATTATGAAAATCCAGACGAAGGTATAAGCAGTTATACAAAGTCGTCAGAAAATAATGTAGTTCATTTTTCTAAAGATGATTACATAGGAGTGATAGGTGCGCTAACTGATAGAGGCATTAAAGAAGAAACAGCTAAGCGTTATAATGTTAGAGTAACTTATGATAATGAAGGACAGATTAAAGAACATTATTATCCTTATTACAAAGGACAAGACTTAGTAGCTTACAAGATTCGTAAGTCTAAAACAAAAGGCTTTACATCTCAGGGTAAGATACAAGAAGGTGGTTTGTTTGGTCAGTCTATTTGTCAGACGGGAGGTAAGTACATTACCATTACCGAAGGTGAATGTGATGCTATGGCAGCTTACGAACTTACAGGTAGCAGATGGCCTTGTGTATCAATTAAAAACGGAGCGCAGTCAGCAGCTTCAGACATTAAAAAGAATCTAGAGTTTTTAGAGACATATGAAAATGTAATTATTTGTTTTGATAATGACAAGCCCGGCAGAGATGCTGCTGCTAAATGTGCTGCGTTGTTTAGACCTAACAAAGCAAAAATAATGACATTGCCTATAGGTTATAAAGATGCTAATGACATGCTTAAAAAGAATGCATTTAAAGAATATCAAGATTCTTTTTGGCAAGCTAGTACTTATACTCCTACAGGTATTATTAGAACCTCAGAAAAATTACATGAGTGGTTAGACAGAGAAGTCCATGCTACAGTTAATTATCCTTGGGAAGGTTTAAATGATAAACTTTTAGGCATACGACAAGGTGAGTTGTTAGTTGTAGCAGGAGGTACAGGGTTAGGTAAGAGTGCTATTACTAGAGAGTTGTCCCATCATCTATTGACTAATAGTCCCGACAAGATTGGTATCGTAGCATTAGAAGAAGATTGGCGTAGAACAGTAGACGGTATTGTGTCCATTGAAGCTAATGATAAAATTCATTTAAAAGAAGTAAGAGAAAATTACGGTGATGAAGAGTTAAGTGATCTTTACAATAAAGTTTTATCCGAAGATAAAATATTTATTCATGCTCACTTTGGTGTTAATAGTATTGACGAGACACTAGCTAAGTTACGTTTTATGATTATCGGTTGTGACTGCAAGTGGATTATTGTAGATCATTTGCATATGTTTGTTTCAGGTTCTGAGGGTAATGACGAGCGTAAAACAATTGATAGTCTTATGACACATTTAAGAAGTTTAGTATCTGAAACAAATGTAGGTATGATTTGTGTATCACATCTTAACAGAGGTTCTTCTGAAGGTCATGAGAATGGTGCTGAAGTAAAGATGCATCACATTAGAGGATCAGCAGGTATCTCACATGTTGCAGATTCTATTATTGCTTTAGAAAGAAACCAACAATCTACTGATGAAGTTGAAGCCAAAACCACACGTATTCGTGTACTTAAGTCTCGCTATACAGGTGACGTAGGCTTAGCTGCGCAGTTACTTTATGATACTGAAACAGGTCGTTTAAATGAAGTACCTTTAGAAGAACCTAAAAAGTTAGAGTTTGAAGACATACCTTTTTAACGGAGATTAATATGAGTTGTCACTACAATGATCAAGTAAGAGAGGGGCTTTATGAAGAAGCCCTTCGTCTTTTTGAGAAAGGATTAGAAATAGGTTTGGTTACTGAAAAAGATATTGAACATTATGTTAATACAAGAATGGAGTTTTTAGAAGTATGAAAAGTAACACAGCAAAGATTGACCTAGATGCAGACTACATACTTGAGGCTTACTGGTGGGATTACAAGCTAGTAGACAATGTAGTTAAACGTAAGAAGAAACATATGTTAGCTTGTGTAGCGTGTTATAAAGAGTATGAAGATCCTTCTGGACAACTTGAGGAAATGCTAACATTAAAGGATGCGCTTACTGTAGCATACCGTTATCATTCTGATGGTGATGTGATTGTTAAGTTAACTATTAAAGAGGAGTTCGTAAACGGATGAACATGTCACTAAAAGAAGCAGCTAATATAACTAACAAAAACATAACAGAATTTACCGAATGGATCTTTAATATGAAAGGCCCTTCCCATATTACAAAAGAAGAAGATGAAGTTGTCCACTGTATTTATACAGATGGTGACGGTGGAGTAGTATATATTAAAGGATATTCTGAAATGTTTGGGTCAGATGGATTTACATTACAGGCAGTAGAAGAAACAAACTATTGTGATTTTCCATTTGATTATTTAATTAGTATGATTACTAATGTTAAAGCCCAGACTAGACATTTAGATTGGGTATATAACGGAGATTAATATGAACATTGACATAGATATTTTTGATTGCTTAATTGATACTGTTAAAAGAACAACAGACTTAGAAGGAGTTTATAACGATAAGACTGGTAAGTTTTTTACATGGGAAGAAATCCACAAAGCAAAAGAAGAAAATGATGCTTATTAATTTAGACTGGGACACAGTAGAAACAATCGGCATAGAGTACGTAAAGGAATCCTATGTCGCACTGCTTGAAACCTTTCATGGGTATGATTCTGACAATCGTGACGATGAAGCAGAGCTTATGAAGGACGAGTGGAGGATTGAATGCTTTGAAACTGTTTTAAAATACATACTACCTGAAGGAGAATCACATGCGTTTATTGCTGAACAAAAGCAGAAACATCTTTACCAGACTGACCTCTTTCGTTAAAAATTATTTAACAGATATTATTGAGGGATACTTAACATCCAAAGAGTTAATTAA